TTTGTCTTTCCCACTTGCTCGTCAGTGAGTTCTATAACTCCTTCGGGGAGTACGTTAAATTGCACTTTGAAATCATCAAATGACTTTGTATAGTCTCCAGCTTGATTTAAGGCTGAGTATAATTTTTCAGATTTTTCAGGGGTACCAAATTGCACTTGAAACTCTTCAAATGTTTTTGTGTATTTACCGTCTTTATTTAATTGATTATATAATTCCTCCATTTAGTTATAGATTATCGTATGACCCCGAGCTTTCGGTATTATTTTTTTGATTGGTGTTTTGTTTTGAAGATTGGTTTTTATAACCGTCGTATTGCCCGATGTGGTAATTCTGCGCTCTAGTATTAAGATTAGAATTCTTTAAATAAAACTCATACAAATCCTGAGGGTTATCAGTATTCATCTTAATAGGCATAGATCGTTCAGGGTCTTTTTCATTAAACAGGAATATCTGAGAATCTCCATAGGTATTAACAAAAACCCCTCGAGCTTCATTGCTGTCCTCCTCTCCTACGCCGTCAAGCCACATGTTGTAAAAATCCCCCCTAGAATAATAGTTACCTGCCTTAGTAGGGTCTATTGCATTTATCTCTTGAACAAGTAATCTAGTTTTAGCTTCTCTGTCTCCAGGAGCAACATTAGTGCTCATTTGAGAAAAAGCAAAAGCATCATTAACAACAGGTATTTCTTCTTGTAAAGTTTTTCTACCGCCAGCTCCCCTGCCGCCTCCTGAGACTTTAGGTCTATTGTCAATAGCTCCTTGTGACGCGGAATCCTCTAACACGTTCATATAGCCGTCCAGCACAGCTTCCTTAAGGAATGCCTCGTTTTCTTTTTCGAATAAGGTAGGATCTTGTAAGCCTAATCCACCTTCTATTATAAAATCATCAGAAGCTAGGGACAATAAAGTATCTCTACCTCCTGAACTAATCATGTTATTTAATTTTTGACGCACCATATTTCTTCTGGTGCCATTTAATTCCTTCCCTGAGTTGTATAATTGCTCATTGAGTTGAAGTATGCCATCCGCTGATTTTGTGTCTTTTAAGAAAGGCTTGTCTATATCCTGGTATTTTTTGTATTCTCCTTTAGTGTCATTCCAGAAATTTAACACGCCACCATCTCCAATCCCAACAAATCCTTCGTCAGTATAAATTTTAGAAGCCTCCACATAAGTGCTAGTTTTGTTGCCAGCAGAAAGCAAGCTGTTATCAAAATCTTCTAGATAATTGCCTTTGTCTTCTTTATATTGATTTAACGAACCTGCTAAATTTGTAAAATTCATTTGCACGGCGTTCATCTCGTCACGAACAGCCATGTACTCTGGGTGGGTTGGGTCTAGTTTAGATATTCTCCTAGCAGCGTCTGCGTATAGCATTTTCTGATCGGTAAGATAATTTGAAACAGCTTGCTGCTGGGAACTGGATAAGCTAGTAGTATCTACATTAGAATTTAAACTTTCTATATACCCAGCCGTTTTAGCATTAGCTCTAGCTTTCTCAGCTTTACGGACCATTTGTCTTTTAGCTCCTTCTGCTAAAGATGCATTTAGGTTTTTTTGAAAAGCTTGATTCCAAGTGGATCTATTGCTTTGCCCGATTAAAGCGGCTCCTTTTACTAACTGTTGATTCATAATTTATATTTTATTAATTACCCGTTGCCCATCATATTCGGCATAAACCCTCCTCCGGCTCCACCCATAGATGGTGTACCACTTAGAGCAGAAGCAACACCACCTACTGTGGATCCAATTCCACCAACAATAGCATTTGTTGCATCTTGTCTTGCTTGATTTGCCGCTGCAGATCTTTGTTGAGCCATACCCATTAAGGTTGACACTTTATCTTTTTCAGCATCTCTTGAAATTAGCTCTCCTTTTCTTTCATACAACTGAAGGTTACCCGCTTGGGTTCGTTCAGCCATTTGATTAGATTGCTCTTGTTTACCAATATCTACTGACGCACGTCTTAAGTTTTGAGATTGCTGGCCAGCTAATGATTGAGCTAATGCCGCAATGCCAGATCCTCCAGCTGCTCCTTGCATATTGCCCATTATATTAGAAAGCCCTTGCTGTTCTTGTTCTGCTTGGAACTGAGCTGCTCCTTGGTTAACGGTTAAGTCTTCCATGGTATTCTCCATGTTTTGGTACACGTTAGATGTATCTAACATTTCATATTGACTTTTTCTTTTAGCTAAGTCAGCTGCTGCTGCTCTAGCTTCTCGTTTTCTTTTTCCGCTGCCGATTATACCACTAGCTATGCTGGTTAATCCGCCGACTACTTGTCCTACCATTTAATTAAGTTTTATATTTTATTATTACGTATTATTTACTGCTCTCAAATATCTCTGACCCAACGGAGAATAGTTCAGCATAGCTTGTTGAATCATTTCTAAATTGTGCTTCGGCGTAATATCCTTTTAATTGCCCTAAATGCCCAATTGGATCTTCAACATAAAAAATGAAATCACTAGACGTTGGTGGGGGTACACCTGCAGCTAAGTCTATAGTTATAGATACAGGGTTATTTGTTATTGCAATTATTGGCCCCATTTCAAATTCATCATTTGTAGTTGTGTTTAGGTACCAAGCAATATCCCCTACTTGAATCCCGTCAGGCAAGGGGTTTGAAAATGTCATTGTTAGATTTGCCATATTTTTATATTTTTATTTTAAGTACAATTTCCATCAGGGCAGCATAGTCTTAAAGCATCCCACCCAGTACCTGTCGGGCCTGTTATTCTTATTGTTGCATTTGGATTACTAGTATAATCGGCTGCTGTGTATTGCCACCAAACAACCTGTTGATAAGTTGTTCCACCTACGGTCATACTTGGTATAGTAAATCCTGTGTCTGAGTTAAATTCTGAAGTTCTGCTTGGAGCAAACGGCAAGGGTGCGTATTTATCAGATCCTATGAATTGATCTGAATTTAGCTGTGATGAAGTTGGTATTGCATTCAGTGGGGATGTGCCAAAATTGTTTTCAAATGGCCCAAAGTTTTCAGATGCCACCATGCCGGATGTTGCTTTTTTATCATTAGCAAAAGGTAAGCCGTGGAATATTTCAAACTTATCAGGTAAACCTTGTCCATTAACTAAAAACGCTACAACACCTCCTGTTGGATCTAAGTCTAAAGAATAGTCTGTTATGCCTTCACCACCGCTAATAGCAGCTGATCCGCAAGCTAAGTTTGGCACAAAATTAAATATAGTGTCTAAATCAATAATAAATATTGAATCTGCATCCCCATAGCCAGTAACGTCAAATACTAATGTTAATTTACCAGATGAATCTGTAGCAGGAGTGTATGATGTACTATTGATAGTAGATACGTTCCCGCTATTTTTCCAAAAAATTATTCTATTATCTTCTAGCATTGATATAGCTGGGGAAATAGTTATATTAGTAGATGAATTAACAGCTGTTACCTCATACTGGAAAGGAGCATACCCGGAATCATTTTCTCCAAAAGAAGTTGTTGGTAAATTAAATTTATCCCCTGCAGCAAGGCCGGTAGTGGAGTTTAAATCTAAAGAAGTGCTATTTGTGACCGCGGATGTGTTTTCAGTAGCTAGCACGGGATCCATGTTTGTAATGGTAGTTCTATTTACGGTATTAGGATATTGCAATAAACCGTCTGGTGTTGATATATCCCATTCAATAGTTATTAAATTGGAGTCTTCAACTAATCTAGTGAGTGCGGTCCTTTCCGTTGTTACAGGAGTGTAACCCGTTATGCCATTAATTGACGAGCCTGTAAATGCGATTCTAGGTAAAGCAGTAAATTGGTACATAATTATTGGGTTTATTAAAGCAGGGTCTATGCCACCGGAAAATGTAATTGTGTAGATCTCTTCATTAGCCATTCCAACAATAGCAGGAAAGGGTACATTCAAAATAGTACTCCCTGTAGCTGGAATAACTTGATTAGTAGCTAAATTCCATGAGCCCCCAGATTGACTGGTCATCACAATAGAGAATGTTGCGCCTATTTCACCGCTTATTTCCCAATTTCTTATTGTAGTACCTTTAGGGGAGACGCTGGTTGGTAAAAACCCATAGCCTGTTACAACAGGAGCAGGAGGGGCTACATATATTTCTTTAGCTGAAACTTGATTAATCCGTAATGTATCACCATCAATGCTTTGATTAGGATATAAATAATTAACGGCATAACTAATACCTGTTAAATTGTTATCCCCATCATAAACAGTCCCTTGAACTATATTGTAATTAGACGCATTGCCTGTAACAACTTGAAGTCCAGTTGAAGTTAAGTAATAGCCGGCATTAGCTGTATAATTTTTAGTAAAAAGCAATTCAAGTTCTCCAACACTTCCTGAGTTTGTATAAGGAACAGATTCGTTTACATCTCCTGAAATATTAGGTCCTACGTTGGCAATGAATGTTCCATCTATAGTAATAAGACTTACGCCTCCTTCTCCAACAACACATAATGGTATTGTGTAATTACCTGACGGCATTACAAATCCTGTATCAAAGGTTACAGTACAAAGCACGTTTAAACCATCTTGAGTAAAAACAACAGATTGTACTGCATTGTCAGAAAAGCTAGAGTCTAACGAAAAATCCGCAGCGACTGCTGTATAACCTTCATTTGGTACAATTGTTATTTGAGCTGTTGGGTATAATATAGAAACATTACTTCCTTCCGGTATAGTATACTGAATATCTGTAAATGTATAATTGTTAAAACTAGGCATATTTATTTATTATTAAATTATTTTTATTTATTTTAACTTACGTCTACTAATATAAAAGGTTTAGAAACATTTGCTACCGGCCCAATAGGCGTAAATGTAACAAAGAAATCATCACTGTACAGCAAGCTATTAGCTAAAGTTCCCGAAGCAAAAGAAAATTCTCCTGAACTGCTCACGCCTAAGTACTGTTGTGAAGCTGTAGGAATAGTTGACAGCGTATTTGAAACTCCAAAATCCGTTGAATAAGAGCCTTCAAAATTAATACCTGTTATCATAAAATATTTTCCACTTTCGCTTATTTGACCATTTTCATTCCAATCGGTTTGTTGATAATTTTTATCAATAAACGTTTCGCCATAGTCGTCAGAATATCTAGATGCACCTGAAGAATTAAAATATATTTCATATTTACCATCTCCTGATATTAAAGCGTCCTGAATACTAACGTCATACATAGCTCCTATAGAAGGAAAGCCTACGTTGTCGGTTATGTCACTAAAGCTAACCCCATAATCACTACTTTTTAATATGCGGTTATTATTATCGCCAAACGTAATGCCTGAAACACCAATGACGCTTATCGTTATAAATTTACCTCCCGAAGACAATGCTACCCTGCTTATAACAGGAATAGATGTTCCTAGCGTAATTATGTTATTTAAATTAAAAGTTGTAAAACTACCTCCAAAATTATTTGAAACTTCAATTAAAGGGTTATTATATCCCCCGCTTTCAACAATAATAACTTGACCAGATTTGGAAATATGCACCTCATTTACGGTACTAGAAAAAGGCAAAGCACCCCAGCTTTCGCCATTATTAGTTGATAAATGGACTACTTCAGGACCAAACAATCCCGCCGTTAGTATATAGGTGTAATTGTCGCTTACTTTAGCTACAGCTGAGGTAGAGGAATTAGGCACAGGTGCAAATGTATAAGGAGAACTCACTTCTGTTAAGGTGTCATCGAACAGCCCAAAATATGGAGACGCACTTTTTTTAGCTATAAACCTAAAGTCTTGGCCTTCTACGGGCTCGTAAGGGTCCTCGGAACAAGATCCTGTAATAGTGTTATATTGTGTTATGGATTCTACCACTCCATTGCTACCTACAATTACTATTTCGTAAGAATCCGGGGCAGATACGCCATTATCTCGTATAAAAACGTCATCGTTTAAACTATTCTCTGCCGGTGGCCTTACTAATAAGTGAGCTCCAGGGCTATTAAGAGGCAGTGAAAGATCATCCCGATCGTAAAGCTGTGTGCCTACTCCAAAGCCAATATTGCTATAAAAATAAAATCCTATTCCACCTTGGAAGCCTCCCGTTGCTGTTTCATCAACAGTTAACTGATATAAATCCTCAAGCGCACACTTACTATCTAAAGCATTAGAATAATTAGCTAAGGTTTCTACATGCGACCCCGTTTCTTCTGTTACAACTTGGAAAGTAGTCCACATAGCCCAATAAGTATCTGGGGGCGTTTGGCATACTGTAAGAGAACTATATGGTGTAACAGATGTAATAACTCCGTCTGATCCCCATATAACTATAAAATATGTATTAGGTACTATAGTCGGGTTATTAGAATCTAAAGAAGGGCTGTCTGGTGCAATCCCTATTGGCGGAGGTTTTATCCACAAATAAGTGCCTGCTTCAGTTATAGGCTGCAAAGTATCTTTATCGTATATTTGAGTTCCTACAGATATACCGTCTGAAAATACGTACTTAAATTGATTATAATTTATTGAAGTTACCGAGCTGTAGCCTCCGTTTACATAAGCATAAAAATCGTCTATAATACATTTAGCATCTTGAGCAGTTGGTGCTTCTAATATTGAAGAGCTTAGACCTTTAGCATTCCACTGGTACCATCCTTCAAAATCAGTATCTGGAGTTGGAGAACCAGAGCTGCTACAAGTTTCGTCAATAGTAACAGTTAACAAGTAATCTTGAGGTGTTTCACCACAATCCAAGCAAGGTCCAATACCTCCTGTATCAGGCTCGCAGCCAATTAAAGTACCTTTTATGTAATTAAAATACTTCCCTTCTTTCTTTTGAAATTCTTTAATTTCACCAGCTTCAAGATCTGTTCTAACAAAGCTAGTGTACCAGCCGTGCTTTTTAAGCTGTGAAGCTGTAGGTGTTATTTGATTAGCGTTAATTTCCGCAATAGAGTACCACTTATTGCCGCTTTGGTATTCAAAAATCCTGGAAGCGGTGCCTGTGTAATTTAAAGTACTGTACCCTTTAACCACTTGCGGTTGTTCATTTATTAAAACGTTAAATGAACTATCGTATTGTATTCCATAGAAGTTGTTATATACAGAATTAGCTCCATGTATCCATATTAAACCATTTTTAAATGTATAATACAAATTGTTTAATGTAATACCGGACTCTTGTATAAAGTCTTTTCTACTAGTCCACCCATCTACACTTTCTTTAAATGATATTGTAGTATTTGGTACTAAACTTGTTGGTGCGTCCTCGCAATCGGGATCTAATTGATAATTAGCGTCAAGACTAAGTCTTTTCTGCCAGTAGTTAGATAGGTTATTTAGAGTAAGGTTGTATATGTCTTTGTCATCGTCGTAACTTCCCACAGCTGTTGTAGTGGTTCTTAAGTTATCTGCAAAGAATCCAGCCATTCCTTTATCAGCGATATTTGTAATACCGTCTACTGAAAGCCTTATTACTGCACCTCTATTCTTGTCTGTAAAATATGCTCTAAATCCATAAGAAGAAAAAGACTCTGGGTTTTTAGATATGCCAAATTCACCTGCATAAGGCACAGCTTGCCCTAATACCGATTGATTAGATGTTACATTAGAATTACCATCGGCGTTGTATAAAGCGTCCTTATTAGCTAACACACGTAAGCATTTGTCCTCACATAAAGATATTAAATCAGTGTCACGAGCATGTAATTTCTGTATTGTTCCATATATAGGATTAAGATCCTTTGTGATAGGTTCTGCTTGTATAAATTGGTTTAATCTATTTATACCCGATGTAGAGTTATATATTTGCGAAAATATAAAGCCGCTACCTCTTCGTTCAGCTGCGTAAGGTTCGTCCAGTACGGTTGAAACTTTAGGCCCTTTATCTATATATACTGCGTTGTAGTCATCTCTAATCCTGTTTGATTCAACCCCTGTTCCATACGAGTAGCAGTTAAACCAGTTTATTAATTGATTAGGTGTATTGTAATCTGCTATTGGAATAGCGTTGCTTGCCTCATAAAACAAGTTTAAATCAACAGATTCTTTAGGCTCTGTTTCAAATATAGCTGGGTTTGAAGAAGATAAAAGCTTGTTGTTATCGCTGGTTATTGGTTCAACTACTTGTACGCTAGGCAATACATCTTGAAGGTGTTCCCAATCCCCTGCGTTTGGCATTAAAGGCTCGTTTAATTGTTCTTTAAGAGTAATCGTACAGCCATATCTATAATTCCACTGTGCGTTTCTATCTCTACAATTAAATCTTGGGATAGGAGGAAACCCGTGCCATGTTACCTTCACTGCTTCTGCGCCCCTATATGTAACTCTACCAAAAGATTGGTCTACTGTATATATATTAGAATAAGATCCGTCTTTAAATTTAAACCTAATACTAGCTCCTGGAGCTATGTAACCACTAAGAGGTGTACGACTCCCCCACATATCAGGCGTGGTTCCTACCATATCATCTATGAGTCCATTTAATGGAGAATCCAAATACTGAAAGCCAAAAACATTAGAGCCATTAGTAGGAGGCTGATAGCCGTCGCTAAGGAATGCTTGCACGCCGGAACCAGCGCCTCCCCAGCCATTGCCTCCTCTTAAATATCTTTCGCCAGCACGACCGTTGCATAGTTGATCCCCCCCAACATCATTTTTCACATCTCTACTGCCATTGTCTCCATAGTAATAACCGCTAGGAACCCCTGCTCCGTTAGTTTCAGGTTGCAACGCTCTTTCAAAGTCTATTTCATCTTTAACTGCATATTGCGTTTTTAAAGCTTTAAAAGAAGATATAATATTTGTGTCAAAACCAAAGTTTCTGTTTATTTTAGCAAAGAATCTACCTTCAAATTCTGGTAAATTTTTAGTTTCTTCTTGGTAAATTTCTATAATTACATTAGTAGTTCCATCTGGAATTACAGGAACTTCAGCTCCTAAAGCATTTTCAAGTTTTAATGTATAAGTTGTTCCATTGGTACCGCTAATTTCAGCAGATTGTAAATCATATTTCTGAGTGCTTTGTCCTGAAAAATTTATAGCTATTTTAGCAGAGGAGTTCAAGTTTTCTCTAAAATTAGAATTGGTTTGATTATCTGGCCCTGTAAATTTAATTTGTAAAAAACCAGGTTCTATTTCATTAAGTAGTGTAACAGAAGATGATGCAATGAAGGCGTCGAATCTTGATATAAAATCAGGTGCTTCATTTGCTATTGATAGTATCTTGTATCTATTCGCAGTAGTTACAGGAATATTATTGTCGTGCTGCTTTTTAAGTATTAAATAAGTTTCTTCGTCAACTTTATTTCTTTCAGATGAAGGAAAAGAAAGCCAAACATTGCCGTCCTCTGCTAAGTAAAATCTATCTAAAGCTAAATTGTAATATTCGGTTGCAGTTTCTTTTACAAAAAACTTATAATGCGTTGCCTCAGGAAAAGGAGGTAAGGAAATAGGAGAGGCTTGTAATTGCGTTACAAAAGAAGCTTCATTTACGTCTATTTGCAAGCCGGATTCTTCACTAGTAAATATGGGTGTTTCCCTTCCATATTGATCTTTAAATAATACTCCTAGCTGGTAGGTTCGTATAGACTTTAAAGACTTGTAAGGCATTCTTGTATTTGGATTTGGAATTCCAATCTCAGTAGCGGGATCAATTTCAGAAGGCAGTGTTCCAGGGTGAACATTAGAAAACAATGTTAAGCCTAGCTTAATTGTGTTATTCAGTGTGTAGTTTTGTAAGTAATTACCATAAACTACTCTGTTGCCAATTATTTCTTGAGATTTAGCTTTACGCGGAACATTATCCCACGGTCTTAATATTTGGTTAGATTCAACTAATTTTGTAATTAACTCAGTATTGATTTTATAAGAAGTAGGTAAAGGCGTTAAGGTGTATGGAACAAAATCCTGCAGCTTTAAAGTGTCTACAACATATACAGCTGTGCTGTTTGATTCTTTATATAGTATATCAAGTTCATCAACCTCTTCGGAACCCCATTGTAAAGATTCTATTGCAAGTTTTCTAATATTATTAGTCATGCCTACATTATACCCATTAGAAGAAATATATTCAAATTCGTCTCCAATAAAAGCAACCTCTGAAAAAGGTGAAAAACAAGAGTACTCATTATCTATGTACTTCCATCTATACGCAAACCTAGGGAACACATATTCAAACATAGGGTCTTTTTCTTGTAAGACAGCTTCCCATTGCAGAGGTGTACTAACGCCTTCAGCGTCTATGTTTCTAATTATATCAGTAGATATAGCTTGTATTTGACCTGTTATTTCTGTGTTATTTATTTGCGTTATTTTTATTTGTAACGCGTAGTTTTCAATTTGACCAAATTGATTATTAAATTCTGCTTTAAGTGTTACTATATCATTATCTACAGTGTCCCAAACAGTGACTAATTGATCTGTAATAAAAGTTACTAACCCGTTCCACCCATAGGTAGCATCATAGTTAGGGTTGTTAACAGAGTCATTAAAAGAACTATCAAGATAGTCGCCGCCAGATTCTATCTGTTCCAAATATTCGCCATATGTAGGATAAGCAGTAAATCGTGATGGAAAAGATATCAAATCTGGAATGTAGGTAAAATTATATAAATCAATATAATTAAACCTGGTTGTTGCCGGCGTATTACCAGTTCCAATAATATCATTGCCAAATTTAGAATCTGCTGCAGTAAAAGTAGGGGCATCTAATGGGGATAGTTTTATAACAGTAACATCTGCTTCTACAAAATCTGGCTGACCTGATAAATTTGTATTATAGTTATTTTGAACGGCATCCCATTTAGGAATTTTAGTTTGAGTAACAAAATCAGTAGAACCCGTTTTAAACTTTTCAACGTTAATTTTCTTTGGTTCAGTTTGATCGTCTGTCCAAAACAAAAACTTGTCAAGTATGTTTATACCTGTAATCAAATAATCAGCAGAAAAATTTAAAATACCCGCGGTGTCTACTAAAATAGGGCTAACCTCGTTTTTAACTTGGTCGTATTCAGCAATAGCACTAATGCCATCACTTGCTATAAACCAATATATTCTTTCATTTATATCATCTCTATAAGATCCAATACAAACAGGGTTTGTCATAGCGTCTATATAACCACCTGTCCAAGTTGCTCCCGTACCTACTTTTGAACGCAATTGTATTGTGCCTGCAATATTTTGCATAGCTCCAACGTCACTTGCGTCTGAATTTGCTAAATCTAAATTTAGAGCATCTCTATATTCTCCATTCGGAACTAAACGTTCGTCAAGGTCTTTGTTCATTCTCCCTCTTTGGAAACTATGTACAAACTCTGCCATATATTAGTGTTTTATGATCTTAGATTTATTACGCATAACTTGTGTAATTTCCTCTATTTTAATATTAGATAATCTTATTTTTGCATTTCTTTTAGCCGCAGATTGCTCCCTCTTAAATCTTGATACTAAATATTCAGGAGTGTTGGCTCTAGTAGATAATATAGCGTATGCCATGTATTTATATAAAGCCTCCTCTGCAAATTTATGTACTACCATTTCCTCGTCTGTACCTAAGCCATCAGAAATGTATTTTAAAGTAACTATCCTCCCTACAAATGAAGAGTCAAAGAATATAATTCCTTGAAGCTGATCGATGTAAAAAACACCATTTGTTTGTGCTTGTTGAGGTGAAATACCGTAACGTCTGCCAAAGTGATTAATTGAAAATCCTCTATTGGTAATATTATCAGATTCATTTCCAATCTCACTATTAGTTGTTGATTGAAATCTTTTCTTTGTCTCTGAGGACTGAGCAGATATGATCTCCTGGTCTTGTTCGTCAAATAGATATTCGTAATTGTTGTCTTGTAGGATAGGGAAAGGGTTGCTAGTGTGCTGAGCTGGGTATATTACGCGTTCTATGCCGCTAGAATCAACCCAAACTAGTTTTACATAGTTTACGTAGTCTTTAGGTAATACGAAGTTTAAATTAGGCCCTACTTCAATCTCTGCGGATTTAACGGAAGGCAATATATCAAAGCTAAATTCTTGAATACCTCGCTGAGCATGAAATGCTACGTCGGTTCTTTTTGCTTTAGGTATGATCTTCTCTTCACCTACGTAAGATATAATGAAGTTATTTATAATATCTTTTATACTGGTAAATTGATAATTACCGTAGTCTTCGTCCCAACTGTTCCAAACATTATCTGGACCTAGGTAGTACTGTTCATCTGTTTGGTTTATTAAGCCCATATATTATGCTTTTTCTTGTTGGATTGTTTCGTTCTCTTCTTGATTCATTACTTGATATAAAGACAAATCTTTTATTAGTATACCAGAAAGCTCTAGTATTTTAATAACAAGTTCTGTTTCTTCAGAAGGATGTAGCTCAAAGTTGACAGAGTTGGCTGCATCGTATAATGGTTCTTGAAAAACTATTTGATAAGCCCACTGCACTTTAGCTGGTTTCTTTATGTATTGAAACTCAACTTCAGTTGGGTCTGTAATCTCTGAATTACCGTATACTCTAATTCCGCTTGTATTTGAAACAAAAATAGGTCTAACGTTTTTAGGTTTTGTTAATGGAGATGAATTTATATATAGAAACTCGTTTGCGTTGATACGCTCAGCTTCTATGTTTTCAGTCGTAGCCACACCAAAGGAGTTGGTGGTCGTGTTCTTATATACAACTGATCCTAATCTATATTGGTCTGCTGCCGGCTCAAAGAATAAGCCTGAACGTGTTGGTTGCGCAACAGATTCAAATATATTAATTTTTTCATTTAACAGGGTTAGCATGTCTGAATACTCAGTGCTGTTACCTGGAACTCTTCCGAATTGATTTATATCGTAAAAATATTGTTCGAATAAATCTTCTTGAGCTTGATTGGCAAATAGATTAAATTCTTGAGCGGTTACATAACCTCTTTGCTCTTTATTAAGGATACCAAGCACTCGTTGGTAAACACTGTCTACGCTTATTGCCATTTGTGTATTTTTTTATTATTTATAGTAATTAAGCCACCTTTAAGATGGCCTAACCACTACAAAGGGTAACTTATTTAAGTTTCTTTAAAATTGTTTTGTAAACCTCCATACCTGCATCTGTCTTAAAGTAAGACGCTAATGCTGAATAAGGATGCTCATCAAAAGGAACTGTCATTAACTTTCTTTTTCCATCGCCATATGTGAATGTACGCTGATCTCCTGAGAGATGTAAGATGCCAGCCTCTACTGCTTTAGCTCCTGTGTTTCTCAATTGTAATGAGTCATCAGTGGCTAATTGAATAAATAAAATTGGATTCTTTTTAGCAAAGATCATTAGATCTCTTTTTAATTCACTAGAAGATAATGTTGTTACTTTTTCACCATACTCAGATCTTAGTATTGCTTCCGCGTGATCGATGTCAAGTGTTTTAGCAGCGTTCAGTGCTTCTAATTCGTATTCAATCCAATCTAATTCGTCAACGGAACTTTGTACTGGATCTAACTCTTTAAATATAATGCCGCTTAATGGGTGATATATAGAAAGTAATTTTTGTAATGATACATTCTCTTTTTTAACCGTTAATGTTCCATCTCTGAAAACAATACGGCCTAATGTAGCTTCTCCTTTTTGTTCGTCGACAAAACAGGATCTTTGGTTTGTTGCATATCGAAGTTCTCTTTGATATCCTGAATCTTTGTCAAAATATAATAGAGGCTTATTGTTACTATGCTTAGACGCAATTGTGTAAACTAAAGGAGACTTACCTGTTGCTAGGTAATATGTTCTATCTTTAAATTCAAATTCCGGTATAATTTTTTTAGGTGCAGAAACCTTTGCTGGTTCTACATAAGTATTTTCAATTGCTTGAGGAGCAACCTCTGCTTGCTGTGCTGTAGCTTTTTTTGCCATGATATAATATAATTAGATAATTTTTAAAAAGTAATAATTACCCCCGCTAATACAACGAGGGTAACAATTACGTTGATTTACTTTTGATTAAACATTAACTTTCTTCAATAATACGAAGTTGTTAGCTGCTTGTACACATAAACATCTTTCTGATAAGAAATGAACGTTCATTGCATCCTCGTCGCTTGTATAGTTTCCACCAACAGATCCAGTAATCCAAGACTTCATCTTACGATCGTCAGCTTCAGAAGCTCTATAACGAGTATGTAAGAATGGTCGTGAAATATTTTTACCTAATTGCTGATCGTAAACTGTAGAAGTTCCAGCTGGTACAACCACACCTTCGATATCTCCAACTAATCCACGAGTAGTGGCGTCGTTTAAGTATTTCCAGTCAGTCTTATAGAAATCGTAAGATCCTCTACGGAATCCGCTAAATCCTAAGTTAAGCGCCATATCTTCAGAGTTGTCAAATACACCATAAGATGTACCATTAGCACCGTAAGAATTTTGAGCGGCTAACATGTTGTCAATGCCTAAAGAAGTAGCACGATCTAAGAATAACATATTCTCTTCAATCGCTCCTTGCTTATCAAGCTCTTGTAGTATCTCGTCAAAGTCTGCAAGTCCATTCGCTCCACCAAAATTTTGATCTGTATAGACAAGACCTCTATCTTCAAGTGCGGCAAAAAGTCCATCAGAACCAGTAAGAGTTGTTCCACCGCCAAAGCTAGCGTCTGCAACCGTAATACCAGCAGCTGACTTTTCAGCTTCTAACATACTCATTTCTAATTGATCCTCAAAACGAATACGTGCTTCGTGCTCAGATTTTAAATACCATAAGTATCCAGATGTTCCAACTTCAGTAGTAACTTCAACCCACCCAATTTGAGCTGTATCAGATCCACTTACATTATACTTGTCTCTAAGGATAATTGGTTTGTTATTAAACTGCTCGAAAGCTGCATCAACAGAAGTACCTGCATTAGACGTTCCTTTTGCATATTCAGAACCATATACGAAGATTTTGGCGGCTGCATGCACTGTAATAGCTGGAGTTGCATATCCAGTTACTGTTAATGTAGCATCACCTGCGTTAGGAGAATTCGCTGTAACAGACTGTACATAAGCTTTTTCTACCACTAAACCATTAGCTGAAGCAACTACGATAGTAGCTCCTGGTCCAATAACATTTTGAGAAACTCCCCCAACTGCTGGGATTATAACTGTTGTAGCTGTAGTCTCAACTGGATCGTAAGCTGCGTGTAATCTTCCTTGCTCTGACCAAACTACTACGTCTGAAGCCATTGGCATTTCTGCTCCTACCATTCTTAAGAATCCAGAGATCGTACGGTTTCCGTAACGCTCTACTTCTTTTTCATACACCTCAGGTAAGAATTGTTGTGTAAAGTCTAAGTCAGCTAGTGTTAAATAGTTGTCTTGAAATAAGTTTTGTGTTGGTCGTGGGACTAAGTGAGCTAATGCTCCTGCGCTCCCAGTAAATTTTGTTGCCATAATTTTTTTTATTTATTATTTTTTAATTTTGAAGCCATACTTGTTGGTGCTTTTTGACGGGACTGCTTTTACAGAGAATCCGCTGTTGTCACTGACTTTCTCATGAGTGCCTCGAGGACCCATATCAATGTTTTTAGCTTTCTGTACACTTGTTTTCATTGCATCGGCCTTGCCTTGCTCATAAAAATGGTTTGCAATCTTGTCTGCATTCATAGCTGTAAATAAAGACTTGTGATAACCTGCTGCGTCACTCATTTCATTTTTGTCGTTCAAGAACTTCTTGACCAAATTATTGATGTCGCTTTGGGTGTCTTTAACCTGGTCTGCATTGTTTACTTTAAAACGGAACTTCTTTTCACCAACGTTGAAATCAAAACCTTTGAAATCATCGGTAAAAAGCTTTTCTGTTTTGTTCTTAAATACAGACACTTGACTTTCAGCTACTTTAGTTGCTGCTTCGTTTTCTTTACTATATCGATTGAAAAATTCAACCGCTTTTTGTTGCTCTGGGTTTAAATTTACCCCAGCTTTTACTTCGTCGTAATATTTTGTTTTTAATCCCTCTAAGTGATTTTTAGCTTTTGCTAATTCTTCTTTATGGGCTATTTTCTTTTTACGTACATCTCTGTCTTCGTCTAGTTCTTCATCATAAGAAAAGTTGTCTTCCATTAAGAAATCAATTTCTTCCCTGTCTAAATGCGGTTTAGTTGACTCGTAGTATTCCCTTAATAGTTGTCCTTCATTTAAAGAAGCATAATCAGTATTAAGTTTTACGTAGTCCTCTAAGCTTCCGCCTGTATCATTCATGAATTCAACTACCTTCTGTATATTATCTGGTAATTCAATTCCTGAATTTTGTTGTTCAGCGAGAGCTTCGTGTACATCTTCTTGAAGATCTTCTACTTGTTCCTGCACCTCTTCTTCCGTTATCTCTTCAATAAAAGATTCTTCAGCTTGAACAGGTTCTGGCTGTTGAGGTGTTTCATCAGCTATTACCTCAGGTGTTTCAGCTACTTCTTCTACAACTACGTCAGGAGCCGTAACAGCTTCTTCTGCTGGTTTATTTAATTCGTCTAGATTAACTCTAATGACGCCATCATCATACGACAATGGTTTTTGTTCCTCTTGAGGAGCTTCCGCTACTACAGGAATTCCTTGTTCTTGTTCTTCTGCCATGATAAAATATTATATAATTGTTATTATTATTATTACCTAGGCCCAAAGGAACCTAAGTTAAAATCTCCGCTAAGTATATCGTTTCCGCTGGATTCGAAGTTTTTTGGAGGTAAATCATTCTGTCTTTGATTTATTAATTCACTCTGTTGTGTAGCTTGTAGCTTAGTTCTTTCGTCTTTTCTATCTTCTTTATCTGTTACTTCAGTTTTCCGACCTTGAACCTCAATACCTTTAAGCTGCATATTCATTTGGAATTCTAATTGCATCAACTCTTTTTTCAAAGAAGCTTCTTGTATTAATTTTTGAGCATCTATTTGAGCTTTTGCTTGCTCTAATGCAATTTTTTGTTGGATTAAAGCTTGTCCTTTTTGCACTTCTGCTTGAGCCGCTACTTGTTGTGCTTGTGTGTTTGCTTGTGCTTGAGCTTGTATATTTTGCTGCTGCATTTGCTGATCCTTAATCTGCTTCTCGTTCCTTCTTATCTTTAATAATTGATTAGCTAGCTTTAAGTTTTTAATTTCCCTAAGATCAATTGCATCAGTTAAGTCTATAAGACCACTTTGAACAGCTGCTTGAATGTTGTTTTCAAGAACAGCTCTTTGCTCTTCGTCTGGTTGAAGCTCAATAAATATGCCAAAATCATATAAGTATAGATCGCTCATCTCTTCAAGCACTGCTACATTTTGATTACCTATCTTGTGTATAAATGCTTCCTTTGTAGGTGAGTATTCTAGTATATCTGATATCCTTAATGATAATCCTTCACATAAATCAGACGTTAGATATAAACTACCATCCAATATATGTCTTGTTGCTGTATTAGAGTTTGCTGCAGCCATTTTTTGCACACCAACTAAAGCTCTAGCATCTGGAGTGCTGCCATCTCTTGCTTCGTTTAACCCCGTAACATCTCTTATCATTTGCATGTAATAGTTGTAGTTGGTTATTAAGCTTTGCATTTTTTGCCCACCCGCTCCTGTTGTAATTTCTTGTATTGGCACTTTACCAGGATTCATATCACCATCTTGAGTGAACGATCTACCTATAACAGAACCTGTTTGAAAGAACATATTAAGCGCTTCTTGCGGGTTGTAATTAGTTCCATTGCCAAGATCTACTTCAGCTAATCCGTCTGCATCAAGATAAACACCATCAGGCACCATTCTTGACATTACTTGTTGTAACTTTAAGTGAGTTAATTGAATCATATCCGCAAAACCAGTTATACGGCTTACTATTGATTCTATTCTACCTCTATACATTCTAGGCGCCACGATGCTATAATTCATCTTAACCTTAGTGTAATCGCTCTTAGGGCGAATCATATTTTTTGCTAATTCCCATTTAAGCATTTCTCCACCTAAAACTTTTACTCCCTCATAAACAACTTCTAAGGATTTAGACAACTTAGTTATCCCGTACTCCTCATATAATTCTTCAGGCGGATTAAATTCATCTGTTTTAGGAATTATTTTAGCTGCTCCTGTAGCAGTTTCCTTAACCTTGTAAACTTCATTTGAAAAAGTCTTGTAATTAAAGTAAAGAACCTGAACAGTATTTGAATCGTCATAATCCGAATTACTAAGGGTTCTGTCATAAAAACCATTGTTGCTTGTATTTTGACCTGCTATTTTTTGTAGATCATCATTAGTTAAGTGAGGGAATTGTTTTTTAAGTTCGTTTAAATGAACTGCTTTAACTTCCCCTACGTAATATACGTCATCAAAATATGGAGAATCCGTGTAAGACCACACTAAGGTTACGGGGTCCACGTAATCAACTAAAGCTCCCTCTGCTTTGCTAAAGGTGTTTTTCACAGCGCCAATACCAATAGTCGTTAGATCATAGTTACATCTTCTTTTAATTAAATCGTATTTATTACCATCTAATAATACATTTATAGCCTGCTCTTCAGCTATTTCAACTTGCTGCTTGTAGCTAAGCTGCATGTGTAGATCAAGCTCTTCTTTGTTTTTAGGCAAAGTGTCAGGGTTATTCTCAAACAAATTAACCCCAAACTCCTTAGCTGCGAAGTCGTTTAGCGCCTGGGTTTGCATGTCTCTTATAATAGACTCCATATACTTAGTTCTTTTTTCAACACCGTATGGATCCTGAGAGTATGCTTTTATGTCAAATTGTCTGTCTGAAATTCCGTTAACAACTATATCTACAAACTTAGGTATAATTGGTACAGGCTTCCAGTCTAAATTCAAATATGATAAATCACCATTGATTGATAACTCATCTTTATATTTTTGAATTGGCTGCTCTCCTCGAGCGTATAATCTAAGATTATGAAAGGTTGCTTGGTTACTTTTGAACCTGCCGTTCCCATTATCGGAACTAAACCATTCATTTTCTATAGCTCTACCAATAGTGGTCCCGTAGTCTAATGACATTTTTTCTTGGTCACTAGCTATTTGGCTTGGAAAATAACTTGTTATAGGAGTGGTAGCCATATTTTTATTTTTTCATTATTTTTGATAAACCACCAGTGTTGGTGTATTTAGCTATTTTTAAATTTATTTTATTCTTTTCTACTTGAGGTCGTGGGTGGTATAAATGTCTATTGCAAGCCATTATCGCTAACCCCGAACTTATTGCCGCATCAAACTTTGTTCGTTTATTTATGTCAAACCCCGCCCAATCGTTTAGCGTTGTATTAAAATACATTGCTCCATATTGTCCATCTGATTGTAAACCAACGTGTTTGTCAATATACGTTTCTATAGCTGCTGCGTGAGCTTGCTTTATATCTTCACTCGAGTTAGGCATGCCGCCAATTTCTCTTTCAGTTACTGATAGCTTGTTCCAAAGCTTATCTGGTCTATTCATTGAATAACCCCTGTATCCTCTTCTTTTAAAGTAGTATAATAACCTAGGTTTATTATTCTCTGCTAGTATAGGCATTCCATAAAATATGCATGCCATTAATACGTCTTCAAAAAATATTTCAGCAGTTTGAGGTCTAGCAATATATTCTAAAAAGAAAGTATTAACTGGATGATCCTCCATACTGAATTTAGTTAACCCATGCAAAGCTCCTTTGGAACCTTGACCATCTGTTGTTCCAGATATATCATAACTATCACAGCCAAATGCACCCATGTGCTCATTGCCTGGGCTTTTTAATCCATTCTTTACTGTTTGTCTATTCTGTAAAGCACTGCTTGGAACCCACGATATTTTAAATCTTCCACTTGGATTTGGTGTAAATATAACAGTTGAATCTTTAATTCCGTTAGCCCACTGAAAATTGCCAGTAGTAACTACATTTGTATTACCAAGATCTTCGTTATAATCTATTTGCTCGTATATCTTAACTAAGTTAAATATACTGTTTTTTGTTTCATCTCTAAAAGCGTGTTCCTCTGTACGCGGAAACTGTCTATAGAATTCATTTAAAGCATCCTGGTCTCCTTTTAAGCCATCTGCTTCATTATCCCAGTGTTCTATAACTCCGACGTCTATAACGTCTCCTAATGGACCTAATACTGTTTCCTTAGGCGTATTGAATACAGGCATTCCATATTCATCTATAAACCCTTCGTAATTCCATTCCATTGGAATAAATAAAGAATATAAACCAGAAGCTGTTTGCCCGTTTCTGTTTCTTTTTGTTACACTGGAATTCCCATATAACTTCTTAAAATTAGCTCCTCCTTTATCTAAAGCATTTGAGGTTGAACCCATCATACACTTACCAATAATTCTAGAACCTAATCGTAAACACGTTTTTGTTACTCGCCAGTTATTTAATATATTATCTGGTCTTTCCCACTTTCCACTTTCATCGTGTACTAGTAATTTTAATTTTTCTCCATCATAGGAGTTGTCACCAGTGTTTTTCCAATCTATTGTGGTATCGAGACCTTCGAGGACTTCGACACTTTGTTTATTTTGTATTGATTTTCTTGTTAGTCTGGATGCTGGTATCCTATACGCCAATTCCGTTTTCGGTCTATCCATTCCGTCTTGTATTGGTTTGAAAAAGAACGGGTAGTTAACCGATATGGGTACGACTTTATCCGTGAACATTTTCTTCGCATCGGAGCCAGATTTGGACAATATCCCAAACCGTGCATCACTTGATATGGAGGCCATGTTGACAGTCTCTCCGGATGCCATGAACGAAAATCCAGAACGTCTGTTTTTGAGATATGACATGCCGTAACATCTGCTGTCTGCTTTGCAAGCTTCCCAGAATATAAAGAATAATCTATTTGCTTCTCTAAAGTCTGGTCGCCCAACGTCAATTTTACTCCACTGCAGGTACATAAAATGAGTACCAGTAATGTAAGTAGCCACGCTCTTATTATTGAACCAATGGCCTTCGTCGCGTCTTTTAAATTGTTCATCTATATAGGGTTCCCATTTATTTTGAAAATCTTCAGGATATTCCCTCCAGTCAAATATACTTGTTACCGACTTTAATTCTTTAGGATATTCTTCAGCTTTCCATTTGTTATTAGCTTCGTCTACTTTAGACGGGGTCTTAGGTAATGCTATTTTTAGATTTTGTATATTATATATATCACCTATCTGTCCTGTTTTGCTTATAACAACTAAATCATGTTCTTTGTTATAACCATATTCCCACTTCTTAGCTTTATTTAGCCTGGATATTGTAGTTAATTTAACAGGGGTTATTATTTTATATAATGATTGCTCGTACATTATGTAGATCGTTTTTCAGCAAACCCTTTAAAAGCTTTTTTCTCAACTTCTTCTTTAGGCTTGTTGTTCAGCATATCCTCCTCCTCTTGTATTCTAGTAAGTATTTCGAAGGCATCAAATATAGCGAGCTTCTTTGTGGCAGCAGCATTCTTAAGTCTGTCAGCTGATATATCTTCACCTGAGTCAACGATCTTTTCTCCCGCTACCTTTATTAATTCCTCAACTGCTCTATGTCCAGCTTGGATTATATTCTTCTTCGTTTCCTTGATGTTCATATTTGATTGTAATTGATTTGGTGGGTACTCTATAAACTCTATCTTTATCGATAACAAATTCATATTCCGCCCCTGGCTTAAAGCCAATTAAGTCTCCTTTAGCTACACTTTGAAGTTCTGGATCCTTACTATATAAAATTCCAACACCCTCTTTTTCGAAGTCAGTTGAAAACATCTTTGTTTCTTTAATTGGTTTAACAAAGTTAAAACCTTCTCTGCTCATCCATCCGCAGCAACGCTTATAGGCGTAAACCTGCCCATCATCAGCAAAATAAATATTGTCCTTATAATAAGACTTACTGTTTTTTTCAACACCTCTGATGTCTTTAAAACGTCTAAACACATTGTGATGAACTATTACCTCATCGCCAACTTCAATATCTGTTTTAATTTCAGAGGGTACTGCTATTACTTTACCAACTCTATTTGAGTAATTATGGTTATGCAATTCAGTATTTAAAATAAGCTCGTTACCTTCTATATCTTTTTTGTTGTTGTATCTTTCTCCTACTGGTTCTATAATAAAATCATATAGAGCCTTCATTAATACTGGAGATCATATTCTATGGCAATAGCCATATTTTTATTAAAATCTTTCCAAGGTAGAACCTCATCTTTTTTCTTTATATATATTGAGTACTTTGAATCTTCTTCAATTATATTAGCTATAATATGACCACCATACACTTCCTGTCCAACAGAATAGTGCATGGCGTCAGTTTTATAGTCTCTGCCGATACTAATTTTTCGTATCAACTTCCTCTTCTTTGATATCACCTGTTTGGATATCTACAGATACTTGACCGTATACTTCCTCTAATTGCTTTTGGACTTCTGCAAGTTTTACCTTAGCGTCTTCCATAGAATGTAGCAGCTCATGCTTCTGAGCTTCCAAGCCTCCTATTTGCAATTGAATACTGTTCATTGCGTTCACTGCTTCTTGTAATCCTTTTAATTCTTCTTGTGTTAACTTTTTTGACATTTTATTTGATTTAATTGTTATTACTTATATTATTAATCACGTATTTTGGCTAATAATTACTTTTTCAGTTAGCATATCCTTTCAAACTGCCATTGAGTGTCGTTAGGTCCGGTCGCTCTAACTGTAACGAATGGGGCTGTCTGATAATCAGCTGAAGTATAAATCCACCACACTAATTGTTGATAAGGCGAAACTAGAGGATTTGCAATTCCGGTAGCTTGAGAGTATTCAATCCCTCTGTCTGGTATAGCCCCCTTGTTATTTCCAATGAATTGCGTTAAGGAGGTTTGACCCTCTGTAGGTACAACATTAAAAGGTTCAGTCCCGTATACATCATCAAAAGGCCCAGAGTTCGAATTTGCAGCCATACCCGTTGTCGCTACTTTAGTTCCGCTGGAATTACCGTGAATTATTTCAAGCTTATCTGGTATACCGTAAGCTGTAAATTGCAGAGTTATTATTCCTCCTGATGGATCTAAAGCTATAGTGTTATCTGTTACGCCTAATCCTCCAGGTTGAGCCGTAGTATTACAGGGGATTCCTGTGTCATCTCTATCTGGCCACCAAACCCCGTTTAATATTGCAGACCAATTCATTATTGAATAGCTACAATATCCGCAACAGTAGTATTAGCTCCTGTTACAATAGTACTTACAATGCATGGTAAAAAGCTACCATTCGGAATGTTTTTAAATACCACTGGAATATCTGGTGAGCCCATTAAGGTAACCTCTATATTTCCTCCGCTACCTAAATATAACGCGCAGTTTCTAACATTTGTAGTTCCTGCAACAACTGGAAACGCATTTGTTCCAAAGTCTGGTTGATTGTTAAATTGTCCCATTATTTATTTTTGTTATTTATTATTGATTTTCCTTTTTCCCAAGATCTTCCTACAAAATAAGCGCCATAAACGGTAACTAATAAAGTTTGAAATATTGGTATATATTCTTCTGCTATTACAAATTCTCCAACGTTACCATCAAAAAACGCACAAATAGTAAATATAACTGTTAAGTATATAAGTACTATAGGGCGAATATTTTTAGACAAGAAAGAATCAGACTGCATATCTGACTGCCATCTTGCTGTTACTTGCTCTTGAGCTTTAGTGTCTGCGTCTTCTAGTATCTGTTGAACCTGCTTTTTTATTTCAAGCTTTTCCTCTTCGGTTGTCGTAAGCTTATCAATAGCGTTACCAATCTCTTTGATAACGCTACCGGATAGCCATTGTAGTATCTTTTTCAATTACTTATTTTTTTTAGCTAATCTAGCTGCTTTTCTCATTGCTGCTTTTTCTTTTCTTAAAGCTTTCTTTTCGTTACCTCCAGCTCTTGCCTCTGCCGCTTGTGATAATTTTTTATTCACTTTAGTTGTTTTCCTAACTTCAGCTTTTGTTTTAGGCGCTACTTTAGCTTTTGGTTTAACTGTAATAGTTACATCAGCCGTAGGTTTTTTAGATTCAATTGTAACTTTAGGTTTAATTGTAGAAACCGGTTTTGCTTTCTTAGCTTTAGGAGCATTGAATTTACCAGTGCTCTCAAAAGATTTTGTTTGTTTTTTAGCTTCTTTGATATATTGAGCTTTAGACATTTCTCCGTAAACCTTTCTATCTCTTTTTTTATAGGCATCATCGTAGCTGCTTTTAGGGCCGTGAATTGTGCCTTTGCCATTGCTTACTGTATATGGT